CCTGTATACTGGTCCTCATCAAAGTCAGCCTCTGCTGCACCACCGTTGTATTTCGTCCCGCAAAACGGCGCATGCAGCCTGTGATGACAGCCCCGCAGTTTATACATTTCATCTTTGCTCCCTCCTCACACCGACACCAATTCCAGATTTACCCGCAGCGTCGGCTCTGATCGTAAGATGCGGACACTTCTGTCTCCCAGAGTAGTTGCATCCACTGTCTCGCATGATGCTTCCACGTTGATGTCTCCCACATACATCTTGGCCGTGAATTCCCTGCCACGGTATCTCATTTTCACGTCGCAGACCTTTCCGGGCTCAAAGTCGATGATGTTCAGCAGCGTATAGCCGCAGTATTCGCATTTGCATCCCTCTATGGGGGCACCGCAATTTGGGCAGTTCATCGTCCCTTCCACCGTCCTTCCTTGTAGTCGTACTCCCGCAGGCAGTCGTAGCGCTCCCGGAACGGGTAGAACTTCTCGCCGTTTCCCTTGTATGCCTCCTGTAGAGCCTTATCCAGCTGTTCCTGATACCAGTCCGATTCATCCATTGGCAGAAAAGCCGGGCGGAAATACTGCATATAGTCGTTGACTTTCCGCAGGACTTTCAAGATTCTGGTTCCGCTGAATGTATCCTTTCCCATGATTTCCGGGTCTCGCAAGGCCAGGGAGATATAGTCGCACATTTGCTGTGTTCCGAGGCCCCAACCATCGTTGAAGCACTGCCGCTGAACAGCCTCCTGCTTGGCAAGATACGCATTTTGTTTTGCCATATGCTTTTCCTTTCTTTTCTTAGTAAATCCCTGTATAGAACTATAACAACATACACACAAGATATAAAATTATATTATATATACTATACAGGGATAAAGCTATAATATTAAATTCCGTCTCCTGTTTTTCGTTTTCTCCCTCCTTTCGGTGCAATCCTTCCCAGGCGGGCAAGGCCGCTTTCCCCCGCGGACGAATATGTAATTACAGCACCTATTCACTTCATAGTCTCCGTAGAAGTAGACGCACCCGACGCAATACTTCCTGCCGTCCTTGTACTCCACATTACCGCCCCATTTCCTTATCCCGCGTCAGCCGCCGCTTTCCTGTCACGGTATCTCCTTTTGGCGGCTCTCTGGGCGTGGGCTTTCTGGCACTCCAAGCTGCAATAGATTTTCTGCTTGATCTTGCCCTGCGTGAATTTCTTCCCGCACTGGGGGCAGATTTTAGAAATGCCCTGTGGCGCTTCCACTCCCTCCGTATCGGCCTGAATCGGCGGGTGGTATCCGTGCATTGCCATGTACTTCCCGTAGCTCGTCCCGGCCTTCTGGGCGGCTATGGAGCACAGGGTGAGATAGTCCGGTTTCTTGCTCATGATTCTCACTCCTTTATTTCCCGCCACAGCTCGATGACTTTCTCGGCGATTATAAGAATCCCCCGTACCAGCAACGTGGCAGCAAGCACGTAGAAAAGCGAGAACAAAATCAAAAAGAACACAGCCGTGATAACTTCAGCCATTCTCTGCTCCCCCTTTCTTCTTGGCAATCCGCTTTTTCTCCGCTTCTTTCAGGGCGTTAAACACCATGACGTAAATATCCATTGTGTAGTCAGTGTTCACCGGAATCAGCGGGGCGATAAAGTGCCAGCAGTCCATGTAAGTTGGTTTATCACTCATTGCTTCTGTTCCTCCCGGGGCAGTTTGATTTCTGCCCCATCGTGCAGATCGTGGGTATCCAGTGCATAGGTCACCATCGTCAGCTCGCTACGTGTTTCCACTACGCCGTTCAGGAAACCGCAGACCATACCATTGGGAATATCAAGTGTGATTTTCATTCGATTTTCTCCTTTCTCCGTAGCTGCAAAACCCGTCCATTTCCACACACACCGCCTCACCTTTATAGCCTCTGGCGTTGGCACATGGCTCTGTGTGGAGCATACACATAGGATTCTCGTCTCCCTGCCGGTGGATGCAGTCCCGGCAGCGGACGGTATGGAGCGTTTCAATGAACCCGTCTGCGAAACCAGCATCATACCCCGCCTTGTACTGCCCCCTGTCATATTTCAGAGCTTTCAGAAGTTCTTCCCGATTCACCCGGATACCAATTTTTATAATCGCCTGTACTACGGCATCTCCGATAGCATCCTGGAAGTCGCTTAAATTCAAGCTGGCAGGTGGGGTGTAGCCGTTAAGTTCTTCCATTTTCATCCACCTTTCGCTCCCCATAACTGCAAAAAGCATTGCCGTCTACCTCGTTAGGGGACATGCCCTGCTCATATTGCCAATGATAGCAATACCCAAATGGCGTTCCTCCATTGTTGGCGGGGTGCTTGCCTATTTCCTCAAATGCAATGCAGTCCCGGCACCTTACCACGGGGACGGCATCCACGGTATCAGCCTGATTTATCATCATCACAATGTTCTCTACTGTCAGATATGTGGTGTTGCTTCCTGTGCTAAATGCTATGATTCTGCGACGAAGCTCGTCCGCATCAATCTGCCGCATTTTCTTACCCTCCTATACTTCGAATTGATAATATTCAAAAATCCATCTAATAGCGTGTTGCAGTTCATCTTTCGTAACGCCGTTCAGCGTTTCAAGGGCTGAAATCTTTTCAATGGCTATGACTTTTGCCCAGATCGGGACTGTTTTATCGTCCAGCCGATATTTAAAAATTTCAGCGGCTTGTCCGAGACTTAAATTTCCGTTACATGGTAATGGAATCACAGCCGGTTCTGGCTTCTCAATGGTTTCCTGGGGAAATCCGTCCATTTTGGTTTGCATGGTCAACAAGGGAACACCTCCTCCGGCGGTTCAGGCAGCGGCATCCAGTGGGTTACATCGGTTACATACCGTTGCGCATACACAAACACCCAGCCTTTCCCATTCCACGAAACGATTTCCGGGCAGTATCTTGCAAAGGGGTTATCTTTGTACCAGCCCAAAACCGAAACGTTCTTCTCCGGCAGCCTCTCACTGCACGGAATCCACCTTGTCCGCTCCAACGCCTCCATGCCCATCCGGCAGGCTTCGTTCACCTCGTCCAGGCCGTCATAATGCTCCCGGTGTTCCGGGTTCAGGATTTCAATCGCGCGTTCGATTTTCAAAATCCGTACCTCCTACATGCATCTTTCCATAGTTCATCAAACCCGCATTTGCAGCCATTTACCGTGTAGATAAAATAACAGATGATTTTAAGTTGCCGTTCAGTCATCGGTTCCATCCTCCAAATCCATTTTTGCGCCGCAATGGCAATATGGGTATAGACGGCGAACAACTCCGTATTCACCGGCTTCAAGCAATATACCTATGGCGTCAGTATCAACCTTACGCCCACACACCGAGCATACCAGACATAAAGCCGATCTGCGCGGGCGCCGGATATTCCAGTTACCATGCCGCACCGGCTCCACGTCGGCGGCGGGAAGATCGCGGAGAATCTGTAGAAATCTTGGTGAGACGTTAAACAGCTCAGGGTTTTGCAATTCCGTCAGTGCCGCCTCCCGGCTGATGTAATCACTCATTTCAATTCCTCCACGTAGCACCAACTTTGGGGCGGGCGTTTGATTGTCCTACCATCACAATCCATTTTGGTGTAGTTGTAATAAGGGCATTCCCCGCACCCCACATCAATTTTACATAGCCCCTTGAACGCGCTCAGCGGTTTCGGCGTATCGTAGATTTTAAGGTCGGAGATGTGCCAGGCAAAACAGTTTTGGCCTTTTGCATATGCCTTCAGTTCTGCATCGGTCAAACAAGCTCGTTTAATAAGCTCCTTGTGCCATTCATGGACATCCCCCGCAAGATGATGCCAATTATCGGTACAGACATTGAACAGAGGCGTTATTCTGTCACAGGTGAACTCGCCAATGACCTTGCCATTACACCGACCAACGGTATTTGTGCGATAATTGGGCTTGTCCAGTTCCCCACAGGATATGGAAATATAATGGTGATCCATAGTGCAATAGATATAGCACTTGAACGGTGTTTCCAGCTTCGGACGGGTCTTTCGCACCTCAACGGTCTTTTCACCTCTGGCAATCTTCTCCACCCACGCTGGGCGGATGCTGATAAGTACCGCGTTAGCCATTTCCATTACCTCCCTTTCCTTTAGCTCGGAATCTGATTGGCTCAAAGCCGCAAGACGTGTATTCCGGCTTAACTGAATACGCCATACTGCACCAATCAAAGTTGATACAGTCTCCGCAGGTCATACCGTTCGGCAGCAACATACACTGATGTTTGCAGTTTTTTGCCTTATACCATTCGCAGTCTTTACATTTCATCGTTAACCCTCCGGTTCCACGCTTCGATTGCTTCTTCCTTGTTCACAAAATACTCTTTGCCAATCATTGATGAAACAATTTTTCTTTTTCTTCCAGCCATTGCCGTACAACATTTGCATTGAATGTATACTATTCCCGCATATAAATTTGTTGTAAGCATTGCTTCACCCCCGCAGAACGGGCAGGGCTTCAATTTGATTTCATCCATGTTTATCCCTCCATTTTTCCCCGCAGGGAATCCTTGATGTAGTAATCAAGCCCAAGCCTCTGGCAGAGCTGTTCCACATCCTGCCCGAACTGCTTCCAGTCGATATTGCTCGGATGGTAGTTCAGTTTCCCGATTTTTACCTTGTCGAAAATATCGTGGCATTCCGAAAGCATTTCTATAACCCCATGAGGGTTCAACACCGGCTCGCAGGAAACCCATGTGCTGATACCGCACTGTTTCGCAGAGTAGAGGTCAATCAGCCGATCAGATGGGGCATAGGGGCCAATATTGGAGCCGTCATAGGTGATTCCGTACCAATCGTTTTTGTCCAGCAGGTCGAAATCCCGGCTACCGTCCCCCTTTGTCAGAATCTGCACATGGTTCCCGCTCTCTTTGATGGCTTGGATGACGGCCCTGGTGGTGGAAGTGTCGTAGCCCGTTGGGTACGGATCGCAGGTAAAGCATAGGTGAATCAGCTGTCCTTTGATGTTCTCACGCTCCAGCTGCTGCTTCAGGGCTTCCACCAGCCCCGGGCGGGGTTCCACATGGGTGTGAAAAGTTTCCCTGTCTCGGTGCAGCACATTGGGTGCGAAGCAGTAATAGCACCTGTGCGGACAGCCGGTGTAGATATTCACGGCATAATCGCCGTACTCCTTGGCCTTGCCTTTCGGCACATATAACGGTTTCATTTCAATTCCTCCAAATCCATTTTTGCGCCGCAGTTGGGGCAAAATCTTTGGCAAGTCCTAAATGTGTTTTTGCAGTACGAGCATCTGTAACCATCATAATACGGCTCATAGTTCCCCCACCGCCCATGCCGCACCGGCTCCACATCGGCGGCGGGAATAATCTCTAAATACTGTGACGGCTCAAGTCCTTTCGCCCATGCGTGTTTTGCAGCTTCAATCGCCGCCTCACGGCTTATGTAATCACTCATGGTCAGCCCTCCGGTTCCACAAATTCACAAGTGTTTCATACCCGTTCTTCACAAAGGCAAGCTTTCCGGATTCTACCGTAAACACCGACTGTTCCGTTCTGACTATTCCGCAGGCTGTGCATTTGATTTCGCTGGAAATGTAAAATTTCCCTTGGCTATATCCGGGCGCGTAGTCCCGATATTCTACGGGCTTTCCGCAAAACGGGCAGGGCTTCAATTTGATTTCGTCCATTGTTATCTCCTTCCCGCCCGGGTTGCCCCGGGCTTGTGTTATCCCCACTGTTCGGCCATGGCTTTTGCGATACCGGGGGAGAATTTGCTTCTGGCCTTGCTTGCGCCGCCTTTTCTGCTTATTCCGGCTTTATCCCGGTTCCCTTTATTGCGGCTCGTGCCGCAGGAAACAATCGGCTTATACTCTGACAGGATATTAGTCGGAACAAGCGGGTTGATTCCGAACTCCCACAGCAATGTTTTCTTGCTGAACGGGTCGCCGTATTCAAACGGCTGCACAACCTGGGTGTGTTCCGGCATCTCAAAAACCTTGCTTGGCACCGGGTTTTCGATGCAGATTTTCCCCACGCCGAAGTAGCCGTAAAGATAGAATGTCATGAAAAACAATTTCGCTTTCAGCCCATTTGCAAAACGTTCCAAATTAAGAACGCCTTTCTTTGGGTACAAGCGGCAAGCCCCGGCGTTTGAAATAAACGTGCATGGCGGGTGCACAATTATCAAATCCCATCCAAAACGAGGGATGATATGCGTCTGTCCATCCATTGTGGTCACTCTCCCACCCTCGATGGCTTTCAGGGCATCCCCCAGAATATGCCATTCCGGGTGACCGCCGCTGGGTTCCTGGATGTCGCAGGAATATGCTTCATGCCCTTTTGTCCGGAACGCCTTGCACACGGCTTGCGATTCCTCGCAGGCTATCAGAACTTTCATTTCTCCCCCCCGCTTTCTGCCGGGGCTTTGAGCCATGCCAACCTGCATTCCTCGCATCCCGGCATATTCTCGCAGATATCTTTACGCCCCTCGCAAATAAACGTCCCGGTGCTGAGTAATTTTGCCAGCTCCTCATCCGTCATATTCCGTATTCTGTCGGCGTTGGTCATCGGCTCATACCGATCTTTCAA